TCTACTAAATTCACCAACGCGTAACATCATCATTAAAATGGGATTACTTACAGGTGTTACGGCTCTAATAGCCAAACACCTGATAATCAGCCCTAAAATGGGGTTTTTCTACTGCGCCAAACCCCTAAAAATGGGTGAAATGTGGTGTGTTTTGGTAGGTTTAGGCGCAAAAATCAGCAAATTTTCAGCAAATTTTTAAGTCTGGCTTATGGCAAAATCTCGTTTTCGCTTAGATGTTCGTAGGGCGTTAAAAGATGGTACGTACCCAATCCAGATTATAGTAGGGCACGGTACTAACATCTATCTTGGTACTGGTGTCTATGCCTCGGTCGGTGAGTGGGATGCCCGGACACAACAATATATCGGTAAAGGGGCACGGCGTATTAACGCCGCCCTCGTGTCTATGCTTGCGATGGTTACTAACCGCATCATGGAACTAAAAGAGACTGGGCAATGGCCGAATTTATCACGTAGGCAAATCAAACAAATGCTTACCGACTTGGAATTGGAAAAGCCCACCATTGATGTACCTACACTTAGTGACGTATTTTCGTCTATGTGTGAGGGGCGTGCCGATCGCACTAAGGGAATAACCAAAAGTGCATCGTTAAAGATACAGGCATTTGGCTATGACCCGGCAAAGCTGCACTTTGAGCAAATAACGACTACGTGGTTAGATGATTTCTACGTGTCAATGTCTGGGCTATCCGTTAATACGAAAGCGGCGTACATGAAAGCTATTAAGCGTGCGTTTAACTGGGCAATAGATCACGATATAACGACTAATGACCCTTTCAGGCACTACCGTATTAAGATAGAAGAAACTCGTATGAGGGATTTGCCAATAGAGAAAATGAGGCAACTATTAGACTTACCATTACAGGGGCTTTATCCTGAATATCGTGATTTGTTCATGCTTACCTTTTACCTGATAGGCATTAATACGGTTGATCTTGCCGACTGCACGTTAGATAGCATCGTTAATGGCCGCTTGGAATACCGCCGACACAAAACAAATAAGCTATATAGCATAAAGATTGAGCCGGAAGCAATGGAGATAATAAACCGCTATAAGGGTAAAAAGCACCTCATACGCTGCTTTGATAGGTACAAAGACTATAAAGCCTTACAGGGTAGCGTTAATAACGCTTTGGCTAAAATAGGCCCTGCCCGGTTGGATGATAACGGCAATTTCATATTTACTGGGAACAATCGAAAAATAATGCAACCTTTAGAAAAGGGGCTATCTTTGTACTGGGCACGCTATTCCTGGGCTACGTATGCCGCCGACTTGGATATACCAAAGGACACTATCAGTGAGGCTTTGGGACACTCCCACGGCGCAAAGGTTACAGGTGTGTATATAAAGTACAATAGGGATAAAGTGGACGCCGCAAACCGCAAAGTTATAGACTATGTATTGGGTAAAGCAAATCGCCCGGGCTAACCTCTCGGTCGGCTCCGGGCTTGCACTATTCAGAAAACAGATTTTATTTTTTTCTTCGTAGATATAAGAATATAGTGTATATAATCGCCGCTACACAACATAAAACGCCAATATGGTAAATTGTACGTTGATACCATTTTAAGGCTTTCACGCCTTGTTTCTGTGGCTCTCTGTTTGCTTGTTTGTTGTCTCTGCTCTGCACCCCATTTGCTTGCAGCTTATGGGTGTCGGTGCTGTCCTTGCTCTGGGTGATACTCTCGGCTTTCTTCTGGGCGGCTTTCTTGCCGTGTTGGTATGACTTAACGCCATCGGCTTTCAGGTTGCCCAAAGTGTCGATCGTGAGCGTACCGCCGTTATTGGCAAACTCGATATACCCCCAATCGCTAAAATACGTTAGCGTGGTTCGGTTGTCGGTTTTGATAGTACCTACGTGGATGCTATCGGTTGCTAACTTGGTGGTGTCGGTTTCCTCTCTTGTAGTTATGGATGATTCCGATACCGCCTTTTTGGTAGTCTTGCAGCCTATCAGCCCAAACAGGGCTAACAGGCACATACAGATAATTATAAACTTCTTCATCGGCTCATTATTATTTAATGTCTTTGTACTCCTTAGTAGCGTCAAAACTTGGGCACGCCTTGGCCGCAAAGTCTCGGTGTCCGTGGATCGTGGCGTTAGGGTAACGGTGCTTTAACTCTGTAAGCAACTTTACCAAAGCCGCCTTTTGCTCCGGTGTTCGGGTGTCCTTTGGTGTATTCCCATCGGATGCCAAACCGCCCACATACACCACACCAATACTATTAGCGTTGTGTTTCAGGCAATGTGCCCCCACCTCGCTTTCTGGTCGGCCTGGTTCTACCGTTCCGTCCAAATCTACTACATGATGGTAGCCGATTCCGTCCCAACCTTTAGCCTTATGCCAACGGTCGATGTCTGCCGCCTTAAAGTTCTTGCCTTCGGCGGTTGCCGTACAATGTACGATGATCTCATTAATCTTTCTCATATTAATAACCATTTTGTGGGTCACGCTTAACGCAACCCTTAATTACACACTTATAGCGTTGTAGGTCTAATTCTAACTGCGCCTTTTCCTTGTTGAGCTGCAAAATATCTAAATTCTGCTTTCTCACTAAATCGGTCTGCTCTGCAAATCTTTGCTCTTTGTCTTTGAGTTGAGTTTGCAAAAAGTCCATAGCCTCACGCAAAACGTTAAATTCCACGTTGTCGGCCTCGGCTTCCTCCTTTCGGCGGTTGGTCTTTCGATTCATTACATATTTAATCATTTCCCAACCGCCCAAAGCGGTAATAACCGATACTACTATTTCAATTATCTGCATGATGCTCGATGCTGTTAAGTTCGTAAATCACTTTGCCGTCTCGCTGCTCGGTCACTACTACATACCTTGTAAGTAGCAATCTAAATAAGTCCATATCTAACCTATCGGATGATAGGGTAATGGGGTCTTTATCAGTAGTCGCCATTTCTAATTCTCTGCATTGTTTGATACCTCAATTTATGTTTGTTCTTAATTGCCAATACCTCGTAGTGCCCTTTGATGTACACATATTCTTTAAATACGTGTGGCTCGATCATGTTAAGCACTTTGCGACGTGTGGCGTATTCGTTGGTATGCCGTAGCAAACCTAAATATGAGTTGATACTACATACTGCGTGTAATACCTGACGCTCGTTGTTTGCTTTGTTTAGTCTTCTGACTGCTGCAATAAAGTTTGTTATCGTGCGATTACAGGTATAGACACGTCCGGGTTTGACTATTGACCCGGTAAACTCCACACCTTTGCTGTAATGTTGAAAATAAAACTTTTTCTCATTCAGTCTTAAACCTAAACTGGCTAATAACTCACGTATCTTAGGCATTAACGCCAATAGCTTTTCTTTGTCCTTATGGATGCAATAGAAATCGTCCACATATCTGCCATGATGTTTTATACCCTCATTCTCGATAAACCAATCAAGCGTATTAAGTAAGAAGTTTGCGAATATCTGGGCAAATAGGTTGCCGATGGCTACGCCTTTACCCTCGCCATTTGTAAATAGTGATTTGTTCTTATCCAACTTCTCCCAATAGCTCAAAGGGCTGTGCCGTTCACAATTCTTTTCGGGGCTGTGTAAAATAACGACACGGCAAAGGTAGCGCAAATCGTCTATGTCTTCGCCCTTGTAGTACCTGACTATAAAGCGATCTACCATTTCAGACAATAACTTTTTGTCGATGCTCATAAAGAAACCTTTTAAGTCAAGTTTCATAATGTGGCAATCTTCCGTATAATTATTGCTGCACTGCCTTATATCTTCTTTCAGTGTATTAATACCATAAAGCTGCCCTTTGCCTTTCCTACAATTAAATGTACGCTCGCTAAATATTTCCTCAAATAGTGGCGTTAGGCGCAAAGCTATGTAGTGGTGTACGATTCTATCCTCAAAGGATGCTGCAAATACCTCTCTGTATCTTGGGCGTGTTACGACAAAGCAAATAGACTTACCCGGTTGATACGTTCGGTTATTGATTCTATCACGCAAAGCAATCAAACGGCTTTCGTAGTCCATTTCGTAAACTACTGCACTTGCTGTTCGTCTTTTGCTATGACGGCAATCAAAGTAAGCATCTAAAAGCCACTCTGTCGTTACCATTGTATATTATCATTTGTCACGTTTCTGTCTCTGTAAATAGTGCTGACACTGCCCTAACTCTGTTCGTGTTGCTGGCCTTAGTGTTCCAATTGTTCGTATTACCGTCGTTGAGGTTCAGATTCCATGCGTTGGTAGCACTGTTCTCGGTGGCCGCAATCTGTGGTTTATTATCTTGTTCTTAGCCGTAAATGACGGCATAAACCCCATTTATTACGGAAAACTGCGCTCTCGGTCTGTCGTAACATTCCGATTTTGGCTACAAAGCGTATTAACTACTTTGTTTTTCCACGCTGACGATTGTTTACCTATTTCGTCCATTAACTCGATGATACTTGCAAACTTTCCTCTGCCTTTTATCCACTCCCTTTCTCCGGCAATTCTCATTAGCGTTTTCATTGTCTCAAACTCTGCCTGAAACTCGGTTAGGTGCTTTACTGTCTCGGCTTTGTCCTTATTGATGTACGCCGCCGCTATCTCCTGCATCAGATTAACGCCAATTTCTTGCAGCTTTGCCCCGATGGTGAATTTGTAGGCACGTGGGAAATTGGGCACTATATCCAAAATGATGTCTAACAACTTGCGTGCATCTAAATAAATCTTTGTACTTGAAACTAATTTTACCGCCATTGCTTGTTTATTAAATTGCCTTATAATGGTACGGCTTTCGCCGTACCTAAAGGTTAAAGACTAATAAATTAAGAATTAAACAATAAATGCTGACACTGCCCTAACTCTGTACGTGTAGCTGGCCTTAGTGCCCCAACCGTTCGTAAAACCGTCGCTGAGGTACAGATACCATGCGCGGGTAGCACTGCCCTCGGTGGAAGTCCAATACCAATCTTCGACTAACTGGGTGGCTCCGGTAATCAGGGACAAAGCATAATTGATTTTTGTCATGTTGGCATAAATCATAAACATTTCGCCCAACGATGGCAACCACCATTTACCTGCTGTCAAGCCCTTACCATTAGCGTTAGCACGGCTATACAGATTGCAGCAGCCCGGTGCATACTGCGCCGTATTGGTAATTGCATCGGCTTTGCTTGCCTTGATTGTGGCCGCCGTGTTCGCCTTACCGTTCCAATCGTTTATCGCTGTGACACGATCGGTTGTTGTCGTACCGCCTCCGCTGATAGCTGCGCTACTCCACGTTAGTTTAGAAGTTGATTCGGTAGGGGCCACGACTAAGATTTTGCCGCCCTCAACAACTACCACACCGTCGGCAATTTCGCCGCTGTTCTGTAACGATGTCCACTTATGGGACTTAACCATGAGTGGGTAATCATCGCTTTTACGGTGATACATGATAAAGATACCATCGTATAAGCCGTTAAGGTTCATACCTGCCAACAAAGCGGTTTTGAGGTTCGCCAATGAAATAAGCGTAACCTTTCCGTTTGCGTCCGTTACCGGAATTTTCTGGTCGTTGTTGATGGTCGTTACTGTTGCCTGGCCACTCAACTTTTTTGTTTTCTTTACTGCCATAATTACTACTATTTTAATATGTCAAAATCTGACCCATTATAAATTATAAAATCAAAGCTGCCATCGTTTCGGGTTGCATCGTCCGATACGACTACATCAAAGTAACCGTTACCCAATGAGTGCATAGTGGCTTTTACTGGGCTACTTGCACCGTAGCATACACCTCGCCCGGTTAATATTACACGGCAATTACTTGTATAAGTAAACCACGTACTCGGAAAAAATACCCGGTAAAGTCCTTCAGATTGTCGGGCTACCGTTAGTTTGCTGCCATCAAACGTATTGCTCGTTATTGATGTGTTGCTACTACTGTTTCCACCCGATACCGTGCCAAATGCCAAAGCCTTTAAACAATGCCCATATTTTTGACTTGTCATTAAGTCAATACGATTTAGCACGATCCAACCGTAGAACTCCGTGGTAGTGCCGTAGCCTATCATTTCCACAATTTCACGGCTAACTTTTAACTTGCTTTTTTGGATTCCGTCCTCAAAGAAGTATTTGCCATTTGGCGCACTAATTTCGGCTTGACCTTGCGCCATTGTGCCGCCCCATTTGTAGTTTACAATGGTTAGTCGTCTTCCATTCTGGCTTACGTCCCACGGCATAGAATAGGCATCTAACCAACCGCCATCGCTACTAAGCATAGCCACATTATCGCTGTAATCAACATCAAAGCTATCATTAGCCAAATTGAAAGGATTTCGTATTGAGCCGATAACCTTTACATTTGTGAACGTGCCATTTGTGAACGTACCGCTATTGCAAGTAACGTTACCGTCTTTTGCCTGAAAGATAATGTTACCGTTAGCGTCTTTCATGTCGATAACCTCCACACCCAAATTTTTGACTAAAGCATACTGCGCTAACAGTATCTTTGTAGCCACCATTTCCAGTTTGTCGGCTGACTTCCAAAGTCCGCTATTGGTGTCTGTTGCACTTCCTGGGTTATTGCTTGCGGTCTTGGTGTGCGATTTTATGCAAGAATAATAGTTATTGCCATACAAAACTATGTCCTTGTATTCCTCGCCGCTTGCACCTGATTGGAACACATAGCCTACGGCGCAATCGCTCCACGCTTGTGGGCCTCGTAGTGCCGGGCCTCTGTCGCCTTTGGCTCCAGTCTGCCCATCGGCTACGGTATTTATCTTTATATTTCGGGTAAAGGTTTTGTTTCCAACCTTAATTGTTACTCTGATGCTCGTATTAGGGGCCTTGTTAGCCTCTATCGAAATATCGTATGTATAGACGTTTCCGCTTAGACTGCCTTTGTAAGAAAACCCCGATACCATAGTAGCCGACCCCGAACAACTAAAACCATCGTCTCCGTATGATAGGGCGGTATCACCTCTATATACTTTAATATTGACTTTATAGGTTGATTTGGTTGTGGCTTTCTTGTGCAAAATGTTCTCCGGCGATATATCAATGGTTATAGCATCTATGCCGTTGTTTCCGTCTTCTCCATTCTCACCACTTGCAATGTAGTATAGTGATTGAGCCGTTATTATAGCTCGGTTTGTGTCGGTTGCCGTTACTTTAGCGTAAAGACTGATGGTAATACGTTGTTTGTCCGATACCGTGCCATTAATAACCATCGTGTCACCTACGGAAAAATCAGATACATTTATGATTCCGTCCCAATTGACTGACCGCCCACTAAGTCCGTAGAACTGCGTCCACTTCTTGTAGGTATAGTTATATACGTTTCGGGATTGGGCGACAATTACGCCCTTTCCCTTGCGTATAAACTTAACTATTCTTGTTATTGACACACCCATAGGCTTAACTTTCTGATGTTATCGTTACGCTAATGTCTCCACCACTTTGCAAACACATATCGCGTGTTACGGCATAGCTTGCAACCGCCGTTTTTCGCTCGCTGTCACTATTTAGGTAAACACCTGCTGCATCTTTCACAACAAAGAAAAACTTAGCGTCTTTGATTGCTTGCGTGTTAGTTCCACGCTTGACGATCCACGGCGTGTAGGTTACTTTGCCGTTGCCGCTCTCATCTTCGCTTATCGCTTCGTCTTCCGGTGTCGGGCGTGCGTCGATGTCGTAGGGGTCGGATGCGTCCATAACGCCCTGTATGTCTTTACCAATTTCAACGCCACTACGATTAACAGTCACTCGATATTCGCCGTATGTGTCTATACTGCTGCCTGACACTGTAAGCGTCTGGGCGGTTTGGCCGTTGATTACCTCCCAACCACTGGCCCCTATCTTCTCCCATGCGTAGGTTAAATCTTTGGTGATTTCCCCGTAGTTTTGGTATGCCATTGCCTTTAAAACACAACTGCCGCCCTTGTCGGTAATAACAAAGCCCTTGTTATCTCCTGCCATGATGGTAACACGATAGCTTGTACCTGTTGCTTTCTGTACTGGGATTGTATAGGTAGCTTGGATATTATCGCTTTGTGTGCCATAACTGATAGCTGCCACCATCTTGATAGTTACCGGGGCAAAACCTGCGATTTTTACCAAATTCTTAACAATCTGCAAACCATAGTAGATGTTGTCGCCGCTTGGCGCAAACTTCTTAAAGTAGCCTGCAAAAATGCCGCTTGACGTGTCGCCGTTAAACTCGATTTTCGTACCATTAAAAAAGTACTGCATACTATCAGGCGTTGCCACTCCCTCGGCTACTCGGCTACTCATACAGACAAAGTTAAGTTTTGGTTTTGTCTGTTCAAAGTTTGGGAACACCTTAGTAACGTTGGATTCCGTGCCCTCCCATTCTTGGTAGATGTCACCATCTGGGCACATGATTAATGCCGTATAAGTTCCTGCCTTGGCAATAAACTTAATCGTTCGGGTTGTACTCGCTTTGCTCATAGTTCCTTACTTTTTGGTTTCACTTTCTGTTTGCTCACTCTCTGACGCTTCCGGCTGTTGGTCGCCCTCCGCATTTTCCTCGTAGGCCTGGCCCTCGTTGCTGTTGCCGCCATTGTCGGTGCTCTCTGTGTTCTCGCCCTTACCATCTGCTCCCTGCTCGGTGTTGGTGTTGTCACCTACGATAGCATCATTAACGTTAGCCTTAATAGGCTGCTGAAAGCGTGCATCGGTTGCCATTGGCAAAGGTCGGCAAATAGTACCGTCCTGCTCACTTCTCGCCTCATGCGGCATAAGTGCTATACCTCCAATCTTAACCAATATGTCGTTAAGTTGGGTTAGTGGGCCAAACTTCAACATATCGTTTTGCCAAAACAGATAGTTTCCATCACTCACCATGTTACGGTCGTTCTCCAGTTGCAAGTATCGTGCAACCAATGGATTTGCTTTAATGTATCTTGCCATAATCTTATATTGATTAAATTGTTATTTGATTAATATTACGTTATCGTCTGCATCAACGAATACTGCGCCGTCGCTGTCTTCCCACGCACACGTAGGGCCAACGTCCTTAACGTCCAAACCATAAACGCCGCCTAACGTCTGGCTAACCTTATTGGTCGAAAGCGTCGGTTTCATTCCATGTGCTATGAGCGAATAGTTAAGCGTTCCTGACTGGGCATTTGTAGCGACGTACCAAAGCGGCAATAACTCACGTTCCGGATTGTCGATCGTGCCGTTAGTGTTCCAAATCTTCGCCGTTGGCGCAATCTCTAACAAACCACTTGGTAGGTTGGTAGGTAGTTCGCCGATGTCGTACTCAAATTTTGGGATTCTACGGATAAATGCCACTAACTTAGTTGGGGCGTTGTCCGATAGTGTCACGCTGCTCGGGTTTCCGTCCGGGCTATACTTTGCCCTGCATCGCAAATAAAGTTCTGTACCCATGAGGCTACGATTAACGGTACAACTGTTTCCGTCTGCTGCTACCGCTACGTCATAGTCTAACGTGGTGTCGCTGCCTACGGCGGTAAATGTTCCATCGTCTCGCATTACCTCCCACACAAACAAACGCTTATTCTCTGGGCACTCATTAACGCCCAATCTCAATGATGCGTGTACCGTCTGCGTGTCGGGGTCGCTCAATGGGTTGTAGATAGTTTGGGCGGCTGCGTCCAATACCAGAAGTGGCGTGTATGCTGTGGCGTTCTTGCATTGTACTTGGTACGGCTTGATGATGTGATGTACCTGATTAGTACGTGGGTCTTTGTAGTCCGCTTCAAATCGTAGATTCATAGGTATCTGCGGCTTGGCGTTCTTCTTGATCCTGATACGTCCGGCATTTGCACCCTTGCTGACTACCTCAAAGTCGGCGTTAGTGCTGTCTATTAACGTGTCGGCTGCTCCTCTGTTCACCTCATACCAGACTACGTTAGTGAGGTCTTGATTAATCAAGCCCGGCGTTAAAACCTCGTCTTTGTCAAGTCTGCCGATATTCGGCTGCACTATTAAGTTAGATGCGTCTATGGTGTAATCGGGCGTATATGTGTCGGTGTCTGCGTCGTAGTTCTGACTATCCGATACGCCGCCCTCAACCACCATGCTAACATTAATTTGCAGTGGCTTAAAATTGAAATCAAATCTTTTTGTCTTCATAACTGCGCTATGTTTAAATTAATACTCGTAACTGACTGCCGCCGTTGCTGCTTCATTGCCCATGCCGTCACGTAGAGTAACGGTAGCCGTAAAGCGTATAACTTTAGGCATATAGCCGTTAAAATCCATGTCCTCGGCTGTGAGGTGCAAAGACTTTCCGGTATTGGCGTGGCGCAAACTCCAAACATTGTCGCTCGCCGTTCTCTCGTTGCCCTCTGCGTCCTCGCTGTATCTCGTCCACATTACGTCTGCGTCCAAAATATCATCTGTGATATTCATATTATACAGGGTCGCCACGATGGTTAGTGTGAGGTCTATTTTGTCCGGGTCTAAGATACTTTCAGGCTCTTGGAAATCTACGGCAAAGTCTGGGTTTCCCTCAATCATCGCCCAATCGGTATTGTTCCATGCCGGGGCGGTCGTCGTGAGGTACTTGCAACATCTGTACTTGCAGCCATTAAACCATACGTCTGATGTCTCATACTCCCCGGTGTCCGGGTTGATAGCATCGCAATAGTACTTACCGCTTTGCGTCCACGCCCCCCGATCCACATACGTAACCAACGGCTTACCAGTCCACTTGTTAAGTCTGATAACGTCCATTGTGACGATACCCGGTATATACATATAGTCTAAACCATCACGTATTGGCAAAGGGTTGCCGTTATCGTCCAATAACTCGTACACAAATTCGGGCAAACTGCCGAAAGCTGCACCATAGTTGGCGTTATCCAAAATCGGCTTAGTCACTCCCTTTAGCTTGACGATTCGCCCCTCTGTGCTCGATAGGTACAAACAATCTTGCCGTTTCGTGTCCGTTTGGTTTCCCCATCGTGCAATCTTCATCATTTCACACGGTGGGTAGTTCTTGCCGCTTGGTACTTCGGTGTCCGGGTACTGCGTCACCTCTATGTAGTTGTTAGCGGTATTAACGCTATTAACCCTAAACCATGCCGTGTAATACTTGCCGCTTCCCTGCGCCAAAGTATTGATGATACCTTTAAGCACATTGTTTTCGGCTTGGGCGGTAAAATATCCGTCCCATTTGCTTCTCAGGTGCAAACCAAAACAACCATCGCCCAAATCGTCCACGCTTTCGATTGTGTCCGCTTCTGTTAGAAGTTGGTCGCCCTCGATTGCAGACAATCGGTTTACTATCAATTCCAGACACTCAAAGTAGCTGCGCACTCTTAGGCTTTCCACCTCGGCGTTACCTTGTGCGTCAATACCTGCGCCCTTACCTGCATACAGGGATTTGACGAACTCGCCAAAGTGTGCGCCGTCCTTGAATATTGCCAAACCGATAGCCGTTAAACCCTGCTGAAAAGTAATGTGCCCTTGCGCTATGTCGGCGGTAATCTTCGATAAAAAGCGGTCGTTAATCGGGCTATCCTCTGCAACGTCTCCGGCTAAATCGGAATAGGCGGCACGGCTCGCATATCCGGCACGGTTTGCATACTCGGCTTGCTCTGCGTGTGTCGCTATATCGGCTTTGGCTGCGTGCTTGGCTTCCTCGGTCATTTTGCCGATACTTCCATAGCTGCCGCCTCCAGTGGATGCCCCACCGCTGCCGCTGTTCCTGGGTTTTGCTATCTGCTTAACTTCGATCATGTGCCAATCTCCTTTAATGTGAGGTCGGCACGTCCCTCAATAAGGTTTCTGCCGATGCCCTGCACGAAAAATTCTTTGTTCAAAGCCTCGTGGCGGTAATGGTTAAACAGGCTAACAACATTATCAATGTCTCTTAGTTTCTGTTCCATTACGATACGTGGCTTATGGTATTCAGTATAATAACTATCCACGTAGATTTGTTCGGGCTTTGCCTTAACGTTGCCGTTTCGGTCGTACACCTCTAACACTCCGTCCCCGGTTGATATATTCAGCGGCGTGGATAACTTCACCGTGTTGCTAACTCCCAACTGGGCACACTCCGTGGCGGTCAATGCCGAATTTATCTTAAACTCCAAATCGTCCTTTTTATTCACAAAGGTTTCTTTGGTGTCGCTCATATAGATAATATCGTTATCATCATTGCCATTGCTGATTAGTCCATTATCGCTATAAACTTTAACCTCAAACGACTTAATCAGGATGCTACTAACATGGGCTAAAAGCGGTACTGATGAGCTGCTCCACTTTGTATGCCTGAAAAAGGTAGGGTGGCGGCGTGTGATAACGTCCCATGTAGCATTAACAGGGCCTAATATCATAAACCTAACCTGCCCACTTATCTTGTCTTTCTTCTTAATAGCTATGCCCGTTCCCTCTGCGTCGATTCCAATTGTATAGGAAAAAGTCTTTTGCAAATCAAATTCCTGTCCTATTATCTTGTCACCTCGCTTAGGGTCTATGCCAATAGTAAACGACTGCTGATAATATTCATCATCACTACTACATTGCTCACGTTCCTTGTATGGCTTCCACACAAAATTTTTGTAGGTTTCTTCCTCTTTATCCGTGTATGGAATAGGTTTGCCGTTCTCGTCTGTATCACCTTGATCATTGTCGGGCGTCTTTTCCACTACGCATTTATCGCCGATAATCAGCATACACGCCAATACTGCAACCTTACTTATCTTGTCGCTGCCGTCCCCAACTGCGCTATAATTGAATTCGTACTCCTCCGGGCCTTCGCCTGTATATGGATAAAAACCGTTATTGCCGCTTTCGTTCCATGTTACTTCCTCGCTTGGTCTTTCGGCTCTCCAGTAACGACGTGTATAATAACGCCCATCTTTGTTGTTGCGGCTTGGTACGGTCTTGTGCCAAAAATACATTGGTGGCGGTGTTGTTCCGCCTCCACCTCCGCTACCTTGGTACGGCGGTCTGTCCCCCATCTTCTCACGCATACTGGAAAAATTACCAGTAGTCGCCATTATTGGATTTAAAATAAGTTTGCCGGACAATACTATATAGTTAGTAGTGTCTTTGTCTGACGGCGAAAAAACGCCACCTGCCTTATTACCAATGTAAACCGCATACGGTATATTTTTCTGTATGTCGGTAACATTAGGGTATGTTTCTGCTTCCTTGTTGTTTCCATTACCATTAACCGACACAACTAAATAGTTAGTCATGTTTACCTTAGATGTCGGGCTATTATCGTCGTTAGCGGTATTAATCTTAACACTACCCAAACTCATAATAGCTGCACCCGGTGCCTGCCCCAACCACATAGGCAAATTATGTTGGTTCGTTCCGTCGCTGCAAAAGTAGCCCACTAAATCAACCTCGGTGTTTCCTTTCATCGGGAACGTCCAATACTTATTTTGCCATACTTGCACAAACCAATCAGTAATAGCACCTCCACCATAGGTAGTGCTTTCATCATTCACCATTGCTTTCATTGCATAATATGCGGTCTTTCCCTCTCCGTCGCTTGAATACTCGGTGAGGTACTTTTGCTTATTGATGTATGGGCTAACCAACAAATCATCGTCCAATGGGCTTTCTATCACGCTTTCGATGTCTTCCACCTTGGCGGTTAATAGAAGTTGGTTATATACGTCGCCTATGCTTATCGTAGTATCGCAATCGGCCACGTTAGCCAAAGCGATTGTTACGGCTTGCTGCGCCGTTGTCTTGGTGCTGTTGGCTACGATGTCATGCCAAATAATCTTATCGGGTGTCGCCTTGACGGATTCCCACGAAAAGATATAGAAGTTAAAGCCGTCCTGCACAATATGTAAGTTAAGGTACTTCAATAGTTCCTCCAAAACTTCGTCTTGCTGCCAAACGTCGCTTTCATCATCACCCATAAACAACAAATCAGATATAGAAAGCTGCCTTAATACCTGATAGCGGTTTGCGGTCTGTGCATCCACTGCCTTGCTGCCATCATACCAGAACTTAATATTTTGGTTGCCCAATATATCCAGCCCCCCGGTAACACCTTGCAGTATCTCGGTGGCAATATCGTAAAAACTACGCTGCGCTGCCTCTGCCTTGACGAAAGCATAGATAACGCCCAATGCGCCCACATTCTTATACTTGCTATACTGCAAAGCACTAAGCGCATCAATGCAATTTAATTCCAGTTCATCCCATCTGTTGTTATATGGCTGTGACAAAGTTTGCGGCTCGATGAACCCGGCAAAGATACACGTATCGTTTTTATAGATGTTTACGACTGCATCACGGCATGAGGTACTAAAAAGGTCTTTAATCAGGTTGCCGCAAAGCAATCTTATTTTAGCCGAATTTCTCAAAAGCACATCGAAAGTGTCGTTTACCTCGTTTTCGATTTCTGCCGGATCCTCGCTAAAATATACATCTGCCTTTTCTGTACCTATTTCAATAGTCTGCGTGCGATCGTTCCCGGTAACGATGTATACCGTTATCGTATCGCCCTGCTGACTTAGAAAACTGCCGTGTATATACATATTAACTACTTATTAAAAATTTGACTTTCTGCCGCTCTTGGCGGCTACTCTCGTTGTGTTGGATATTACACCAACTAACTTTCTGCCCTCGATTTCAAAGCGAACGTTTCCACCGATACCGCCCTGCGGCTGTATCATGCTACGTAGCTTATCAAGTGGTGCGATAACCTCCGGGTTGTTGCTTGCCCCGGCATACTCACCGACTAAAGCCAACGTAGGCCCCGACACTACACCACCTTTTGCAAACGGCATTATTCCGATAGCTTCCACCATCGCCGTTGCTGCACTCACAAAACCGGATGCTATGCCAAAGCCGACAAATGGTATTGAGGCATGGGCGGCAAAAAACATTGCTGCGGCTAACTCCATGTATGAGGCGGTCGCCAATTTGTTAGCGGCAATAACTGGAACCATCGCCACCGCTGCCGTTATCTGTGCCGCTGTCTCAACTCCCTGGGCGGTTGCCGTGGCGGTTGTGGCTGCTGCCTCTCCGGTCTTAGCTGCGGCATGGGCGGTTGAGGCGGTCGTTAGCATATCAATAATACCTACTATTGCGCTGATGCTCTCATACAGTTGTATAAAGCCGTCCACGATAGCGGTTACTTTCTGCCATGCGCTGCCGTTGCCGTCCAAAGCATCGGTTATGCTGTTAATGCTGTCGCCAATACCCTTGATGCCGTCCCAACCAGACTTTACGGTGTCGAAAGAAGAAATAGAAGATTTGCGCCATTGCTCATAGGTGCTAATCATTTCCTCGATGTCCTTGCGCTGTCCCTCCGTTACCGGGTTGTTGGTATCGTTGAGCTGCTTTTGCAGTTCCCGGATTTTGTCGGTTAGTGCATCAAAGCCGATACCTTTAACCTTGATCTTAAACTCTCGGTTAGAAAGTCCGTTAATCTCGGCTATCTCTTTTTGCATTGATGGTATTTCAATACCCCTTTGCATCGCCTTTCGCTTCGCTTCCAAAGCGTCGATCGTCCTTTGCGTGTTTTGGATTTCGTCGGCACTCTGCTTGCTCTGCTGCTCCTGATAATACCTTACTGCTTCATCTAACTTCTCGATAGTATCAAGTTGGGTAATGTCTCCCGGCTTATTTAAAGCGGCTAAACTATCATCCCATGCTTTCTTAATACCCTCAATATCGTTAATGTGCTTTTGTATCTCTGGGCGTTGTTCCTCGGTGGCTTTCTCCAACAACTCGTTATAGTATGCCAACTTAATATTAAGTTGCTCATACGTCTTCAATGCGTCGTCGGGTGTATCTATCACCGTGGCATTTTCGATATAGTTCTTTAGAGTTTCCAACTTACTGATTTCTGCATTAATTCCGCTTATAGCTTCCTTGGATGCCGTAGCCCTCAACTTCTGTTGGTGCTCTATTTCTTTGTCAATGTCCTGTAAGGTCTCCAACTTTGCCGGGCGTTGCATAGCTGCGCCCAATAGCTCGGTTTTGCTTATCAGTTTATCAATACCTACCAAATCGTCTTTGTTGGCGGTCTTTCGTAGGGTCTGCAAATAGTCCAATTCCTTTTCAACGTCTTGCAACGTCTTAATTTCGGTTGGTCGCTCGGCGGCTTTCTGGGCTAATTCGATAGCCGCTTTCTTTTTCTCCCATGCTTGGATATTCGCCCTTATCTTTTCTTGCTCGGCGGTGCTCGCCGTGGTGAACTTCTTTTTGTAGTACTCGATATTAGTACTTAACTGTTCGTAGGTCTTAGGGTCTGCAACTGGCTTGTTTTTCTTACCTCCGCCGCTCTTATTACCTTTGAACGTATCAAAGCCCAACGATTTATCTAATAACTTTTTACGGTTGTGTAATTCCGTATTATACGCTTTTAGCTTGGCTATTTCCTTGCTATCAGTCGTATTTTTAAGTTTCTTTTCTGTCTTCTCGATTGCGTCCGCTACCTGCTGATAGGTCATTGCACTAACCTTAACGGTCTTGTTGTTATGTCCCATCTTAGCATCAACCGCCGCCATCTGCTTAGAACAATCGGCCATGTGCTTCTGGGCTATGCCCAATTGTCTTTGCAAACTTTGGATTTCCGGTATCAGCCCCCTTGCGCTGTCCTTCAAATCGGCATACTCCTTGGTGTCTTCCGTTGTAACAACTTCGTAGCTGTCACCTCCAGTTGATCGGTTGGTAATAGTCCGCTTAGTAGTCTTCTGTGCGCCCCCGGCTTTCCAGAGTTCACGGCGTTTAGCGTAATTATCTTCCAACTCGATTTGCTTTTCAGCCAACTTTATAGCCAACACCTTTGCTTGTGCCTCGTACCCGATTTGCTTAACGTATATCTGACTTTTGCGTATCAATGTATCGTACCACTCGGATGCCGTCTTATGGCTCCCGAACAAATCGCCATATACTGCGTTAAGGTGGTTTACTGCGTCGGTGGTGTCCTTTTTAGCGGTAATGAGGTCGCCCAAAGCCTTAATCTCTTTGTCTAATTCAACCTTAGTACTTGCCGCTGCGTTCTTGTAAGCGTCTTCGGCTTCGCTAAACTCGTTTGTCTTGTCGGTAGCCTCATCGGTCTTATTAACGAAATATTCGATAACAGATGTTACCGCTACAATTGCAGCACCTACCACCGTGGTAATCATCAAACCTTTAAGGGCAATTTTGAAAGCGGTCGCCGAATATGCACCACTTTTCAAAGCTGCACTAAAGACACGTGTAAACGCCGCCGATCGACTTGCATTAAGCCCAAACAAAAGCATTGCTGCACCACCTGCCTTTGAGCGTAACGTTAAAATGCCTTGTTGGATATTCAGGGCTTTAAGCGTCTTAACCAAACTTGTAATACTCATAGCTGTTATACCCAACTGTGAGGTAAAACTAAGTATTGGCATCGCTCCGCCAACAAATCCGGCTACTACATCAGTTATTGCGCCTAATTGGTTTTTCAGCATTTGTGTGGTTGCGCTGCCTGTACTACTCATTTCGTTGTAGGCGGCGTTGATAGTTCCGGCACTATTCGCCATTGCGTCCACGTTCTCGCTGAACTTCTCGGACAACTGATTAGTAAGTGGCGTTAAGGCTCGCAAACTCTCGGCACTGCCAAACAACTTGGCGTAAACTTCTTGCTCCAATACACCATTAGCGGCGGCATACTCTTTAACGGATGCGTCCAACTGGGTTAAGAAGTTACGCAAACCTCCGGCGGCTTGGATGGATGCGGCATTAAATTCAATACCCATCTTTTCCGCCATTTCGGTTGCTTCGCTTGACGGCTTAACCAAAGCGGTAAAGATTGCCGCCATCTGGGTTGCAACCTCGTTAGTATTACCGCTAACACCTGTAAGCGTGGCAAAACTTGCCAAAAGTTCATCAATGCTTACGCCCAATGTTGAGGCGTTGGCGGTCACTCTTGGTAGGGCCTGGGCTAACTGCTCAAATGATGTTACACCATTCTTCGCCGTAAGCTGTATTTTGTCCTGCACGCTTTCGGCTGCGCCCCATGCCAAACCATAGTTTTTGATAATAGTAGATGTTACCTTTACGACTTCGCCCAAATCGGCAACACCGCCCACGGATGCTTTAGCCGATTTGTTAAGAAAGTCGATCCAATTATCTTCTGGCACGCTATTACTGATTACCTGATATAAGCCGTTTGCGAGTTCATCACGTGCGACAGGTACGTTTTTGGCCACCCCGGCTACCTGATTTTTTAACTTTGCAAAGCCCTCGGCGTTCTTTCCTGCCATTGTATTCGCAACTCTCATAGCTGCGCCAAAGGCTCTACTATCGGCGGTAATGTCCTGCAAAGTACCATTTAGCTGACTGACGGCGTTAGATACTGCGCCCAAAGCCTGTACGCCCTGGCTCCAGTTGATCAACGACGATTTGAGTTTGTCGGCTTCCACAATAGCGGCGGTCATGGCTTGTTTAAGGCCGTCCGCATTTTGCGAAAGGTCTTTAAATCCCTTACCGTCTCCGTCCAATTTGAACGTTATGGATATAGTACTTTTACCTGCCATAGTCTTTAATATTTGTCACCCAATAGGGCGATAATTTGTTTTCTCTTTTCCTCCGCTTCCTTGGCCGTTATGTGTTCGGTCTTCGCTTGCTTCAACTTCCTGCGATTATCCCACGAAAGCGGTAATAGCTTTTGAGGCGTTAATTTGTTCTTAACGTGCGGCTGAATAGTTATGCACGCCAACATACGTATACGCTCCCAATTATCTTTGTATTGGCTTTGCTCTTGGTCTAAGTACGCTTTGCATACGCTGTTAAATTCATCAGGCGTTAACCTACAAAAATCATCGTATGAAAGACGTATGCAACCTAAAGCAAAGCCCAACACTTCATTTATCGCAAACTTTTTTTTTCGTCTGCGTCGGTCTCGGCATCTTCCTCATTGGCCTGGCCCATAGCTTTAGCCCATTCGTTCATATCTTCCGGGCTGACACTATCGGCAAAGTCCATCAAAGAAAGTTTGAATTTCTTGCCGTCTGCCTTGGATGCTGAAACGATGCAACACCAAAGGAACGTACAAATATCGGTGAAACTTGTAGCGTCGATCTCTGTAACCTCTCGACCCGTTTCCTGCTTAAATCTAAGCATTGCGCCCATTGTCTGGCGGCATGGGAAAACCTCTTTACCAATTTTAATTTCAACCTTTTTCATATATGAACTTAATTAACTGGGTTATACTGTATGGTCTTCGGATGCTGCCACGGCACTATCAGTAAACGCCGTTTCGTCGAGTGTGTCCGGCTCGCCGTTGTTGTCAAGATTGATAGTATAATTACTATCGTCCTGCGCCGGGTCGGTGCGCTCCAAAGAAGAAATGATAAAGCTACCTGCCAAATATGGCTTTTTGCTTTCACCTCTCTGCATACATTTAATCTTAACTGGCTGTCCTGACTTCCACGCTGCCAACATCTTTTGGTAGCTTGCTTCGGTCTCACCATCATAGATAAGGCCCTCGGCTGAAATGGCAATAGACAAACCCGTTACACCCTTTTCTTTCCACATTCCGTTAGTCTTGGCCTTGCTTGCTGCTGGCTTAACTGCACGGTCTTTGGTCTCGCTGTTCATAGTTGCCGTGTGGGTGGTACAATGTCCGAAAGCATCTTCACCCAAATAAAGCAACATATTACTACCATTGCAATAACTCATATCTTACTAAATTTTAATGTTAAAAACTAACTGCTGCGCATAGGCATCACTATCGTAGCCCTCTTCGCCATCAGTCAATACACAACTACGCATAACTAAACCGTCCTTTTCGCCTTGCTTGCCGTCCAAAGCTGCCCTTACTGCCTCGGCTAATTCCACGCCCTCACCGTATTTCTCGGTATAACAAATAACCTCGATCGTCACGGTATCGGCTCCGGGGTAACCTGCCTTTGTCGGGTTCTGCTCGATTGAGGCACGGCGATAAAGTATGTACGGCAAAACCGCCGTGTCCGTAGCAACTGGGAAAACCTTTTTAGTATGCTTCGCTACCTCGGGGTCTTGCAAAAGCATATCACGAATAATGCTACCTGCGCTTAATGATGTTTTATTTGCAGCCATACTTATTTGCAGTCTTAGTTACACTTTCTACTATCTCGTTACGCAAATCTGCCGTTACCTTGTCCCTAACGTCTGTTTGGGTCTTACGCATAAAGCCATATCGTTTCATGCGTCCGGTATTGTGGCCCCGGCGTTCCCTGACAAAAACCCTTGTTTTGGTCTTGGTCTTTCGTTGCTCCGTTCCGCCCTCTGCCCATATCAAAACAGGTTTCTTTAGTCCCTGGCGATTGATGTGCATACCTTTTTCGCCCTTTCCAGTTTTTCGGTTGGCTTTCTTCGTGCCTATAGTAACACGAAATCCGGCGGCTTTCTTGAATACGATAGCCCTAATACCTTTTTCCAAATCTCGGTTGCTATGTAATGAGCTGCGCAAATTATTAATAGCTGTTCGCCTTACTTGGTTCGCCTCTCTCCTGAAAGCACCTTTTAAGGATCGCTTTCGGTGTTTAACGTCCATTTCGGTAAACAACTTCTGCAACTGCGTATCGTCGTATTGATTTGCCATAACTTGATTACTCGTTTACTCGTTCACAAACTAAAGTGTTCATACCCCTATCAATGTTTGGGATGATAGCAACCACCGTATAAAGGTAACCGCCCAACTGCTGCACCCTCCAGTTTTCTTTTACTGGGTGTGCGTCCCTCACATTAAATTCGGCTCGATAGTCGGGGAAATGTTCGCCCACTTCCTCGCTACGGTTTCCGCTCTGCTTCTTCCTCTCCGCCCATACGGTACGTATAGGCTCGTAGGTTGTCGCTTCCTCGCCGTAGTCGTTTGTTGTCGCCGTAGGCTTCAACAACTGCAAACGATATTTCATTTCTCCTGCTCTCATTCCGCTAATTTCCGATAGGGTTTAATTAAGGCTTGTAGCGAATCAGGCACGGCGTGCATCTGCACGTTACTCACACTTTCACGCTGATTGTACCAATGTGCGCCCAACATCATTATAGCGTGTTTTATGGGGGTAGGTACATCATGTCCGTTACCCATCTGCGCCAATTCCTCTTGGGTTCTATTGGTCGCTGTGATAACTGCGCTTTCTGCTGTATCTAATAGATGCTGCAAATACTCGTCATCATCGGCGAAATCATCAGCCCTTACGTGCTTCTTAAAAAGTGCCAAACTCACTACTGCCATAACGTTATAACTTTATAAATTGTGATTACTTCTTACCGCCGACTTTGCCCAACTTAAAGGCCTCTGGGCGAATTGTCTTAGTAGCATAGTCCGTGTTGAGCACGAAATCTACGCTATCTTTGCGTGCCTTGCTGTATGGATCGACGATAAAGCGCAAAGTACCAAACATACCCATAGGCTGATAACGCCAATCACCCAAACCGATAAACTCCGTACCTGCGATAATCTTAACATAGTCGCCTGACTTCATGCCCGAAATGTTCTTAACATCGTCGGCACTTGTCACGGTGTACTTAGCGGTGGCCTTCTGTGGGTCAAAGTCTTCTGCTGCCGCCCACGCTGTGCCGCTATACTTCTGGTATGATACCTTAGTGTCACGGATAACATTTGACGTGTACACTGGCAAACCACAAAGGGTATCGTTCTGAATCGTAGGTAAGAAAATACCCTTTTCGTTGATTGGTGTGCCCTCCAAAATTGCCTCCATGCTCTTTGTCATTACCCAACAAAGGTTGCTGCCGTCGATACCGGTTTCAAGTACTGCGGCTTTCATCATGTTAAGTTCGTTAAAGGTTGGAACGGCTGAAAGCAATACCGGGTTGTCTTTGAGTGCCACAAATGGGCCTACCAAATTAGTAGCACCATTAACCTTATTTACGCCGCAAACGATTTTGTTCAAAAGAAGACGGATTGCAAGCGGCATAACCTCACGCACAATCATTTCCAAAAGTCCCTGCGACTGGTTGAGCGACTGGTTAGTTACCGGGATGGCAATACCCATACGCTCCGGTGCTGCGGTCATTTTGCTGAAAGGTATTTTGGTGTCGCTAAGTTCTGCGCCCTCACCTGCTAACTCTGCCTCAACCATTTCGTACATAGGCCAAACAAAGTCACCTGCCAAACCTGTTGGCATTGGCAAACCTACCTTATCCAAAATAAAGCCCTCCTGCAAAGGTTTCAAAATGTCCTGAACGTTAAGCGGCACGATTGCGCCCTTTGCCACGTCCTGCACCATCATCATATCACGCAAAAGCATGATTTCGGTACGCTGGCCGGATGCGGCGTTTTCACGGATGATCTTAATTGCGTCTTCCTGGGCGTTTGGATTTTCACGCAAATGCTCGGCGGTTGCCGCCTGCATCTTCATTTGCAACAACTGATTTTCACGCATGAGGGTTTCAAACTCGGTGTTCTCTGCCTCGTTGCGCTCACGCTGCTCTTTCTCGCATACGTCCGCAATCTCTGTGATGCGGTCGCAATTCTGCTGATACTGGTTAATCAGCTCACGAACGTTAATTGTTTTCTTTGTCTTTTTGTCCATGTCTGAAAAATTAAAAATTAAATGTTATACTAAACTGCGTTTTGCAGCGTGGCGCATTTCACGCAACTGCTTTAACGCTTTTTCTTTCTGCTCGCTTGTCTGTGGTTGAGGCTCCGGGGTCTTCTGCTCTCGCTTCAACTCATCGGTAAACTCTCTTGCCTCTACGCTCGTATCTGGGTAATACGGATCAGCCGCCAACGTAAAATCAAAGATACCTGTAATCGCTTTAACACGATAGGTAATATTGTTAATGCCATTAGCCGCCACTTTGCTTTGACGCTCTACAAAATCGCTATCATAGTAGCGTGTTGAAAACGCAAAGCTGCAACCGCTTATGTCGCCCCGGCGTACCAATTCCAAAGCCTTGTCGCCGTCCACGGTATTAGGTGCGTCAAACTCAAAAGCCACGCCCTTTTCATCTACTGTGTACGAAAGTGTACCGCCGCCCTTATTGCTTCTTGCCAAAATCAACTGCCGATTGTGAAACATCGTCATTTTGATGTCTTGGCCGTCTAAGAGTTCCTTTGTAACGGCTTCCGGGGCTATCACTTCCCGGGCCTCGCTATCTTCGTCGCTCCACAATGGGGTCGACGGTACGTTAAACAATATGGCATATCCAGTTATTGTGCGGCTCGGTGCTTCGCCCTCTGCTGCCTCTCTAACGTGTAACTCGGTAGGAGTACACAAACACCGTCTTATGATTGTATCTTTATTCATCGTCTTGGTCTCCATCTTTATTTTTTATCATCCTTTTTAGTTTTCTTTGGCTCTGGCTCCGGTGCGTTATTAACTGCGGTCTCGTTGGCAATATCTCTAAGATTTGCCGATACTAAAACCTTGTCGCCACCCTCGATAGGTGGGCGGTTCTCCATCTTGCGCCAATCGTTCACCGTGTAGATACCTGCGGCAATCGTTGCCGCCTGATACTTAACCTTACTATCCAAATCGCTTGCATAAAGTCCCCGGCGGTCAAACTCAAATTTTCGTTTGCAACATAGGGTGGGGGCGATTAACTTACGCAACATTTCATTTTCAATATTGCGCAAAAGTGGGTTTAACGTGTTACTCAAAAACGCCACATTTGCCATTTCAGCCGACTTGTAATTGTTGCTTGTGTCGTCAAAAACAAAAGATGGATGCACACCGAAGAAACGGCAAATGTCTCGTACCGTAAACTTGCGGCTCTCCAAAAACTGCATATCAGTAGAAGAAAGCGAAATTTGCTTAAAGTCCACCTGTCCGGGCAAACTAACTATGCGCTCGCCATTCTGAAAACGGCTATCTATGTTCTCGGCTGTCTTCTCCAATTCCTTGTCCTGATACTCGCCAAACCCGGTAGTAGTCTTATCGTTGCTTACGATACCCCTAACATTACCACCATTGGCAAACCGTTTAAGCGTCTCCCTATCTCCGGTTAATGCTATGTCTAACGTCTGCCTTGCATACTCCAGTACGCTAACGCCGTGCTTGCCGTTGCTTGTATGCCCCTTAATGTGGATGATCTCGCTTTCGTCGTAAACTCCACATATACCATTGATGGTATCGGTAATCATGTAGGTATCGTTATACACATCGTGGTTTACAGTATTGCGCCCACACAAAACCAATCGGTCTATTTCTAAAGTAGCCCTGTTGTACACTGGTACGATGTAAGCATTACCCTCTAACAACACGTTTTCTACGGCTTCTTTCCAGAAGTCAAACGCCGACTTTGTAAAGTCCGGCTGTACTGTTAGAAGATAATGCAAACGGCTATTCGTGTCCTCCACAAAAATGCCGTCTTTCAATCTCATATACAAAAATGGCAAATTAGCTACACTTTCACTAAGTAACTGCACACATCGGTAAACAGTGGCTACCGACAAAGCGGTATTGCCTGTACCAAAAAAGTTAAAGAACTGGGTATAGTCTCCGGTACGTGGCCCCGGTGTCTGTGGCTCGCTAACTGCGCCCTCTGCATCGGTGCTACGGCTGAAAAATTTTACTATGTTTTGCCAAATACCCATATATAATTATACTTTTTAGCCCCAAAGATACAACGCAAAAGTGAGCAAAAAAAATGCGCCTTGGCGCATCGTGGTACACCTTGGCGCATCGTGGTAAAATTATTATTTTATTAAATATTTTTATGCTCTAAAAACTTGCAAATTACCTCTCAAATGTGTATAGCAAACCCAAAGTCATTAGCATTGTGATCGCTCCATCTATCTTGCGGTATTGTGACACTTTGAGCGGCTTTTTGTTCTCCAGATTGTCGGTATCTATCACGCAATTTTCCAAACAGAAAGCGTTAATAGGGTTGTCGTTAAACTCTATCTTTACCGGGTCACTCCATGCAAGCATCTCAAAACTTTCTACTGGTAGGTTAAAGTTTCCGTAGGTCTGACTAAATGGGGTTAGCACGTTCCTCGCTCCGACTGACTTTAAGATACTCGTTAGCTCCTGCGCCTTGTAAGCATCATAGCCGATACGGATAATATTAACCAACTTACTGCGCCGTAGTATGTCCTCGGTAATCATCGCCGTGTCTATCTTCTGCCCTTTACAGAAAATAAGATACCCTTTTTCGTTCCAAAGCCTATAAAGCTGCTCATTGGGATGCCCTTTTAATGCTCCCTCCGGGAAATAGTAATCAGTATGCGTGTAAAACTTCTTATTGCCCGATAGGTACACGGTATAAGATACTGCGCTGAAATCATCATGCACCGACAAATCAAACGCCACGGCACAATCTGGGCGGCCCTGCACCTGATCTATACAGAAATTGCCCAATAATTCTTTTGCCTTTTCGTGGGTAAACCACGTTTTTTCGTCATTTATCGTGAAAATATTAAGCAATTTTGTACGAAAAGCCAACATATTTTCGGCTGATAACTGGGCGGTCTGATACTCATTTTCGTAGTAGTCCGGTTGCACCGTGATACCTAAATGTGGCTGCACCTTTGCCCACGTCTTCGGGCTGTCCTCTGCATCGTCCACATCAGGCATGAAGATAGATGCAAACATGGTGTCGCTTTCCGCTTCACCTCGTAGTACTGCCATCACTCCGTCAAGTTCGTGGGCAAATGGGCCATCTACCACATCGCTTGCCGTGGTAATAATGATTGTTAGCGGCTCACGCCTTGGCCCCATTGATGTTGTCAATACGTTTTTGAGGTCTGCGCCATTCTTACCTGCCGTGTTTCTGGCCTGGGCGTATTCGTCCATTATCACCAATGAGGCAAACAAACCATCTTTGGTTTTGGCGTTGGCGGTCAAACATTGTATGAGGCTATCACGTCCACGGTCTTTGAAAGTAATCTTTTCACGATTAACCCTAAAGTGCTTTTCCTTTGGATCAATATCAAACATGATGTTTCGTATCTCATCAAAACAGATTTTCGCCTGATCGTAGCTATTTGCGCCCACGTATGCCTGGGCGTTGTTATCGCCGAAAAGCATATCATGAACCGCCAAAGCTGCGCACGATGTCGTTTTGCTGAACTTTCGGGGCACGAATAGGTAGGCGGTACGTATCAGTCTGCGCCCATCTTCTCGGGCAAAGCCGTAGATATTGGCAAACTGGTAGGCCTGCACCGGGGTTAGCTTATAGCGTGTGCGCCCTCGGATGCCACTAAACCGCAAAGCCTCGTAGAACTTGAAAAAACGCTTTACTCGCTTGGGCTTCCAATCGTACTTATCAAGCATCTGCAAAAAGCGTCTTACTCCCAATATCTCATACAGGTTGTGTGCGTCTGGGTGGTCTATCACTCCAAACACATAATCGCCGATACGCTTATCTGTTTCAATAAGCGCACGGCGGTAACGGTCGGCGTATGTACTGCGCCCCTGCTGCAACTGCTCCGATACCTCGGCTTTCAGTTGTCGAAATCTTTCTTTTTCTTCCTCTGTCATTCGTCACCCTCCTGCATCGCTGCCATAAAGTCGTTAAAACTGTCGTTGTCGCTTTTTCGCTCCTTGCTCTCGGTGTTCATGCCCAAAGCCCTTAACGCTTTCTGTCCCTGCTGCAACAACTCGATATATAGCTTTTCTTTCGGGTCGATCGTCTTGCGTTCGTTGCCCTCCCTGCTATATTCCACGTTTACGGCCTGGTGTCCGTCTGCCATGATCTCATCGCCCAAAATGTCGGCACGTACCAACAACTTAGCCGTAATATCCACTTGGTATGTAAGTTCGGCTGTGTACTTGCCTTGCTTCTTCAACAACTTAACGATATACGCTTTCTTGCTCTTAATTTTGGCGGCTATCTTCTTGTTGTCTTCCTCGATGGATGGTTCCGGCAAAGTCTGGCTAACTGGCAATGGGTCGGCGGTCTTTGGCTGCGCCTTGTCGCTGTAACCTCGCTTCTTGCCCTTGGTCTTCAGGTAGAAGATAATAGCCGTTGTGTCATTGGCGTTTATCGACTGCATCAACTTACTTTCTACAAAATCTACCTGCGTCTCGGTGATCTCGTCCACTTTCTCCTTAAACTCTGGGTCGGCATTGTACCATCGGTAATAAGTACTGCGCCCTATGCCTATCGCCTCGCACGCCGTGGCTATGATGCCGTAGCCCTGCGCCAAAGCCTCCAAAAACTTTTGTTTCTTTTCTTCCATGCTGCGTTACTTTTCAAATGAACGGATGCCGTCGAAGTAGCCTTTGTAAAACTCAAACAGTCCCTTATCAACTGTTATACTTCCCTGCTCCGTTCTTGGGTTAGTGTTAATGTTTGCGCTTGTCTGTATGCCGAAATAAAAGCCCTCATCGTAGTTGCACCCTGCGTATATCTTGCTGTGGTTCTTGAATACTGCGGCACGTCCTGCCTCTGGGTGTTCCTGATAGAACTTTTGCACCATCTGCCACTCAATCTTATAGCTGCCCGGGAATATCTCGCCCAAATACATATCAAGTTTCTTAATGCGCCCTTGCTCGTACCATTGCCGTACCTGCAAAATATCCTCTGCCGCCATGCACCATGTCGATAGTAAACAGTAGTCCAAATCGTGCTGATTAAGCACCACTTTCAGGTAACTAAGGCTATCCACGTCCCCGGCGGTGATAAAATTGTAGGTGGTATGGTCTTGCAACTTGACGTACTGCATTGCCTCCAGTAACTTGACCTCGCTAAATGCCCGGCGGTACTCGTAGCGTTGCGATAACTCGGTACACTCCTTTGTACGTCTGTGCGCTCGCTTTGCCTGGGCGGTTGTTTCGGCTGTGGTTTCTTCCGGCTCCACCTCATCGGGTGGGGGGGGCTTGGGTCTGACCTGCGCCAAAGCTGCCAAATCCAAAACCTGTGCCATCTTGGTTTCCAAACTTCATAAATCTTGCTTTTTAATATTAACCTACGCACGTGGGCGTTTTTATATCGTGCCAACTATGCCGGGGCTTTGCATCTGGGCAAAATCCCCCACGGCCCAAAAATCGGCTCACGTGTGGAAAAGGGGGTTGGTGAGGTTTAACCGGGGGGTGTACCCCATTAAAAAATAGGCCCCCGGGTCTCACCTTGCAACCTCATTTCAAAAATTTATTCACAAATCTTTTCAGGTGCTCTTTGGCCCGGTTCTTTGCTTTAACTTTGCCACACCTGCCCATATCCGTATGTACCTTAACGTGGCACTCATGGCATAGGGCTTTGAGGTTAAAGTAATCAAACATCAGGCGTTCTTTTTCCTGCTTCGTTAGTCCATCCTCAACCGGGATAACGTGGTGTACCTCGGTGGCTGCTGCCACTCTGCCCAATTCCTCGCACCTCTCGCATAGTGGCGTATCATTGAGTTTGTCACGTCTCAATCGTAGCCACTTGGCCGTATGTATCAGCCTTATGTAATCTTTATCCTTTGCCATACTCTAATATTCATCTTTGATGTCTATTGTTGTGTGATACTTCCTTACCAAATAGTTGAGGCTATCCAACAAAGATTGCTGTACGCCCTGCTTACCGCTTAATGCCGTGTTGGCTCTTTCATCTACGGTGTTGGCACAAATCAACTTATACACCTGTACTGGGTACTGCTGCCCTTGTCGGTGTAATCGTGCGTTGGCTTGTTGGTATAACTCCAGATTCCAACCTGTGCCAAACCATACGATATAGTGCCCACCTTGCTGCATATTCAAGCCAAACGCCGTGCTCATCGGGTGGGCTAATAGTACGTCTATCTTTCCGGCGTTCCACTCTTTCAACTCCTTTTCGCCCTCGTATGACTTAACGATATAGCCTTTCAGTTTCTTGGTGATACGTGTTACATCATGCTTGAACTGATAGAAGACTAACACATGATTACCGTTTGCAGCTTCCACGATCTCAGCTAACTTATCCAACTTCTCATCGTGTATTTCGTGTACGTCTTTAGCCTCATCGTATATTGCACCGTTGGCAAACTGGCTTAACTTATTCATCAGCCCGGCGGCACTATTTGCTAAGATATTGGCATTTTCCCCGGTATGCAATTCGGTAAACTCCAAAACCTTTTCTTTCTCAAACTTGTTGTATGCTTCCATCACCTTTGGCGACAAAGTAAGTTTGGTTTCGTGGGTGATCATATCCGGCAACTGCAAATAGTCCTTTGCTTGCATCGACAGACAAATATCGGAAATCTTGTTTTTGATGATGTCCTCACACCCTTTTTTGATGTCGCAACGTACTATTACGTCGTTCCATTTGTGGGTCTCAAAGTAAGTTTCACGATACTTTGTTACACTCTTGCCTAAACGCTCGCCCATGTCTATACAGTACATTTGTGCCCATAGGTCTATCAGTCCGTTGGGTGCTGGCGTTCCTGTAAGTCCGATAACTCGATTAACTGTTGGTATGGCTGTACGCATCGCCTTAAATCGGTTTGACTTAGAAGATTTGAAACTCGTTAGCTCATCAATCACCAATACATCAAATGGCAACTGACCGCCGTACTTTCCAACTAACCAAACAAAACTATCACGCCCAATAACGTAGATGTCCGCTTTAGATGCCAACGCCAAATTACGCTGCTTCTCTGTGCCCATCACCTTTGCTACTCTCAGGCCTTGCAAATGATCCCACTTTTCTGCCTCGGTAGTCCAGGTCGTTTCGGCTACTTTTTTCGGTGCTACCACCAAAGTACGGCTAACCTCGCAATCGTCCATCAATTGTTGTACTGCCGTTAAGGTCGATACCGTCTTACCTAAACCCATATCCAAAAACAAACCGCATCGTGGGTGGTCTAATATCCACTGCATCGCTGTTTTCTGGTAATCGTATGGTCTGTACTTCATTGTTCTGCCCTCCAAACTTTAATTAATTCATCGATCATCTGTTTGTTGTCGATTGTATAGACTTCGTGCCCCATGCTTACCAACTCATTTTGTCTTATGGTTTGTATCTTCGTAGGTTTCTTGCCTTTACTTTTCAACTCCACCCAAACAACCTTACCACCATGTAGGCATACCACTCTATCAGGATAACCCACCATGTTTGCATTTGAGTATTTGAGGCAAATGCCGCCAATGGCTTTCACCTCTTGCACCAAATATTTTTCTATCGCCTTTTCCGATACCTCGGCGTGGCGTGTTATTGCTTCTAACTTCTTCATTCTATCTTATGCCGTTTGTAAACATTCTACTTTCAACATTCTATACATATATACTTAATACCCCTTTATACGTATATTTATA